CCTCCGCTCAGCTGGTCCGCCTGTCCTTCAACCACCCGGTGAAGGAGCTGATCTGGTGCTACGCCAACGCCACCGCCACGGTGGTGAACAGCATGTGGAACTTCTCCACGGCGACGGCCAACGTGAACGTGACGGTGAGCCCGCTGGCGTCCACCGGCGCGACCCTGCTGCCCCACGAGGTGGGCTGCCCCCACCTGGTGTCCAATGTGTCCGGCGTGTCCAACGTGTTCTGGGTTGAGGAGGGTGTCCGTGCCGCCGGCGCCGCTGGCTACGAGGTGGGTCCGCTGAACCAGTTCAAGCTGATCCTGAACGGCCAGGACCGCTTCAAGGAGCAGATCGGCAAGTACTTCAACCAGTACCAGCCGTATGTGTACCACACCGGCGTGCCCTACCCGGGCATCTACGTGTACTCCTTCGCGCTGCAGCCGGAGGAGCACCAGCCGACCGGCACCTGCAACTTCTCGCGCATTGACAACGCTCAGGTGTCCGTGGCGCTGAAGAACGGCTCGCAGGCGACCCTGCAGAAGCTGTTCGCGGTGAACTACAACATCCTGAGAATCCAGAGTGGGATGGGAGGTTTGGCGTTCAGCAATTAAACACCCCATAGGTAGAAGGTATGGGAGGTATAAACTAAAAACCATAAAAAGCGGGCCTCGGCCCCAAAAATCCCACCATATATGAGGGGTTTTTGAGGACGATCTGACTTAAAGAAACCACCCACTATAGTAACAAATGGCGGAAGAGACCAAGAGATGTACGAATTGCACGCGGGGCCCTCAAACTCTTGATCAGTTTATCGGTGCACGGGGCAAACCCGTATCTACTTGTGCAAAGTGTCGTGAAAAGGGAAAGAAAGCGGACGCCAGGCCCGACCGCCAGGAGTACCACACGGAGCTTCAAAAGGCCCGTGGCGCGGGCTACTCGAAAAAATCTACCGACAAAAAGAAGACCGACCCAGCGCCACCGGATCATGACCTCGAACAAACGTGCGAATGGTCCAAGAATGAAAAAACGAAAGAGCGTCTGAGTCTGTGGAAACGGCTCAATATTCATGACCGTATCAGTTCTTCAAAGCGCCAGGCTATCGCAAAGGAACACCAGTGGACCATTACCGACGACGAGGCTGAAAAGATGATGACGAGTCCATGCGTCTACTGTGGTCACTTGGACCTGGCGGTCCGGCTGAACGGCATTGATCGCCTGAATCAACAGGGACATTACACAACAGAAAACACCGTGGCGTGCTGCTGGACGTGTAATTTTATGAAGGGGCGTTTCGATCCGCGGACATTCATCGAGCAATGCAAGAAGATCAGCGCATGTGCACACGAGTTTCCGGATGTGCCAATACAGACGAATATAAGACCTCGAAAGTTTACGGGTCCGTCACCAACTCCAGATCAAGAACCGGAAACTCAAACCACTCAAGCCCCATCCCCAGATCCACAGACTCTATAGGAAACGCCAAAAGGACATCCACGTCTATAAACTCGGCCATTTCTTCATCATCCCCGCAGAACAGATTCTTGGCCCGGATCCGCGCCGCCCACGCGTCCTCGAGCTGTATCAGAGATGTCTTTTTACGAAAAGAAATCTGGAGAGTCCGGTCGTCACAGTCTTCGTTGGCGCAGTGCTCTGAGGCGAACGTATATGGCGCCAGATACGTCATCTTATAGAGCTTCTTCTCTAGTTCTTTCTTATTGTAAAGAGCCTGGCAGAGCTCCATACCCTCTTTGTATTGCGCGTCAGTCAGCGACTCCTTGACCGAGTCTATGAAATCAGACACGGAATGCATCTGGTCCTAGACAAAAAACCTCTACAGACTTTAAATGCTCATCTGGCTTTTGATCCTTCTGTCGCTCGCGCTGCTCGCCAAGACGATCAGCCCGTACGTGTCGTTCAGCCCCAAGACCCTCTACACGTCCCCCGTGCCCCACTGGATGCGTGATGTGGACCCAGGTCTGAATTTCAGAGTTTCTGACCGCGCATGATGACTTCGTACTCGAACGTACTGGCGCCAAAGTTTTCTTGCAGGCTCCGTGCGCACTCCACGGTATCGAAACCCGGACTACAGCAAAAAACATCAACATACACGGTCCCGTGCTCGGGGTACGTGTGTGCTGAAAAGTGGCTCTCGGACAGAACGAGAACTCCGGTCGCGCCATGGGGCACGAACTGGTGGAACGATCGCCCTACGACCGAGAACCTGCACTCGTTGGCGACTCGGTCCATACAGGCCTCGAGCTGGGCCACGGTGGTGATTTTCAGGCCCCCCAGGTGTCCGATGAGGTGCTTCATTTATATGTCAAGAGGCCCTCTCCTTTATGGGGTCATGAAGATGGCGCGGAACGTCATGACGGCGAGGGCGGTGGAAAGGGCTAGGAAAAGAGAACCGAAAACAATATTCGGGACGTCCTTGGGGGGTGCGGCACCCGACTTGGATGTAGACAGGGGGTTGTTGGCCTGGTAGACGGTCGCAGTACCGAGTGCAAAGTACAAGACCGTCAGAACAAACCCGAACAGTGCAGTTGCAGACAGCTCGGGCATTTATTATGGCTCGACAAAATAAATAGCCTAGAACCGATTGTACTTGGGCGTGTTCAACACGGTGAAGAACAGGTACAACATGAAAAAGCCGATGACGATGGCGGTGATCGCCTTGATGTTCACGGCCGGGATCTGGCGCCGGCCCGGGTCCAGAAAGTCCTGGATGCCCGTAATCATGAGCAGCACGGCCGCACAGACGTAGATGGCCTTGGCGAGAATCCACGTGTGGAAGCTAGCCGGCTGGATATAGCCACCACGGGGCTGGTTGAACATGCTCGGGTACGAAGCCATTTATTACTTAAGGAGATTTTTATCTGGTCTATTATGAACTTTACGTACCTGGACCCACGGGAGATATTGGAACGTGTGCTCCAGCCACCTGTCCAGCCCCTCGAGCCCATACCGTGCGAGCTCAATGAAAAGTGGAAAAATTTCGAAAAAGAAATTGGCGAGTACAAACTCGAGTGGGCGACGGCTCGCCGCGACCTGGCGATGGCCTCGGCCGAACTTTCGATCAAGCGTGAGGACATCCTACACATGCGCAGCGTCATAGATGGCATGGTGAATACACGTTTAAAGGATAACCTCGAGAAAGTAGTACAGGAGCACGAGGAGGCGGAGGGCATCGAGACGCTGACGCAGCACTGCAGGGAGTTGATGGGCCAAGTGACTGAAATGGAGAAGGTGCTGAAGGATACGCACGCTGAAAGGTACGCATCATTTATTTGCTTTGTTTGTATGGAACGCCCAGTTGACTTGTTCCTGGACCCGTGTGGTCACGTGATGTGCGGGGCCTGTTGGTCGCGCACGTTAAACAAGCGCGAGTGCCCTGGGTGTCGCGGGGCCTTGCGAGACGCTAAAAAAATCTTCACGCTCTCGTAACTCAGTTGGTCAGAGTGTTGGTCTTATGAGAAAAGAACTTTCTCGGAGGGTACCAGAAGCCGCGAGTTCAAGCCTCGCCGAGAGCAGACCCTGTGGCGAAATTGGACATCGCGTGGGACTTCTAGGCGGAAACTCGTTTCTACCCGGTGCCATCCCGAGACTGTGGGTTCGAACCCCACCAGGGCCGCGTAAAATTTCAGAAAATTTCATCCATGTGTATATTGTGGGGACGTAGGACTCTGAATCCTGCAATGGGAGTTCGAGCCTCCCTGGAACCTGTCGACCCGAGCATGTCGTTAAAAGGTTCTTCTGACTTTGGCGCAGTGGTATTTTCACTAGAGCGCTTCGGATTGTAGCTCCGCTGGTCGGGTGTTCGAATCACCCAAGTCAGAACCACTTGCCCCTGTAACTCAGTCGGTAGATTATTAACCGTAAGTGACAGGCTGTTATTTAGTAACGGCGGAAGACCTGTAAGTCGTGCGTTCGAACCGCACCGGGGGCGAATTTTTTTAACTGTCTAGCTCCAGTTAAAAAGATTGTCTCACACTCTACCAATGGAGAAGAAGTGCTCCAAATGTGATATATCAAAACCACTCGAACAATTCCCAAACGACCCGAAATGCTCAGGAGGTAAACGAGGGACGTGTAAAGAATGTAGGTTGAATCAATGGGTGCCCGACGGGGATGAAATTATAGTATGCACGACATGTGGTGAAGAAAAGGTTTATACTCTATTTTCTAAAAAAGGCAAGCAAAAACCATATGAATGCAAGGCGTGTCTGAACACAAGGGAACGTGACAGACGCTCGGGTAACCCAGAGGAATATAATAAAAAGAAACGCGAATCATACCAAGTTAGAAAAAACAAAATAAATGAAACGCGGCGTAAAAACCTGCAGAGGCGCCGTGACGAGGAACCCAGATACAGGGTGATGATGGCGCTCCATGTTAGACTCTACGACGCCGTGAAGCATCAGAGGGGTGTCAAGTCAGCCAAGACTATAGAACTACTGGGTTGCACTGTCGAACAGTTGCAGACATTCATCGAGGCGGAGTTCACCGATGGCATGACGTGGGAAAACTATGGCGAGTGGCACATAGATCACATCCGCCCGTGCGCATCGTTCAACCTCGAGGACCCCGAAGAGCAAAAGAAGTGCTTTCATTGGACAAATCTCCAGCCTCTTTG